GCAGATACAAAAACAGCAAAGAAATTCTTTGCATTCTAAAAAATTTATCGTATATTAGTAAAACAAACAATAAAACATGAACAAAAACAATTTATTAAAATTCATTCAAAAGTATTCACTAGGTGGACTTATTGAATCAGTAGCGTGGAACGCAGAAGGAACGAAATTATCAGTTAGATTTATTTCAGATGACAAAACATTATTAGGTGAGGTTGAGTACAACGCTTACACATCAACACCAATGAATGTCGGTATTTACACAACATCATTATTGAAAAATATGATTGGTGTATTAGACAACGACTTAACATTAAAAGTTGACAAAGCAGGTGAAAAATCAGTATCATTAAAGTTATCGTCTGACGAAACCGAAACATCTTATCAATTAGCAGACTTAGGAGTTATTCCTCCAGTTCCAGATTTGAAAACATTACCTGATTTTGGTATTTCAATTGATATGGCGTCTAATATGATTGACAAATTCATTAAAGCAAAAGGTGCATTGAGTGATGTAGATACTTTCACAATCTTTACCGAAAGTGGTGATTTGAAAATGGCAATTGGTTATTCATCTATCTCTACAAACAGAGTTACATTTACTGCACAAAAAGACTACGCAGAAACAGTAAAACCGATTTCCTTCTCAGCAAAGTATTTGAAAGAAATCTTAACAGCAAACAAAGAAGCAACAAATGCAAAATTAAAAGTTTCAACTGACGGATTATCAAATGTTGAATTCCAAATTGATGATTTTGTATGTAAATATTATCTTGTAGAAATTAGTAATTAATATGAATGTTAATATAAAGAAACTTAATCCAGATGCAGTTATCCCCACTTATGCAAAGAGTGGTGATGCTGGTATGGATTTGATAGCGACATCTATTATAGGCGAAGAAGTATTTCAAATTACATATGGTATGGGTATCGCTTTAGAAATTCCCAAAGGATTTGTAGGATTAGTATTCCCTCGTTCATCTATTAGAAAAACCGATTTAAGTTTAACTAATTCAGTTGGTGTAATTGATAGTGGATATAGAGGTGAGTTACAAGCTACCTTTAGAAAACATAAAGGAGTGGCATCAACGAAATATGAAGTGGGTGATAGAATTGCACAAATTATGATTATACCTCATCCTGAAGTTGAGTTTAATGAAGTAAATGAATTATCTAACACCGAAAGAGGCGAAGGCGGATTCGGTTCAACTGGAAAATAATATGAGTTTTTTCACAAACGATATAAACAAAAAAGAACATACTTTATGGGTAGAACGGTACCGTCCCCAAACACTTGCAGAATATGTAGGAAACGAGCAAGTAAAAGAAACAATTCAGCAATATTTAGATGCAAACGATATACCACATTTATTGTTGTATGGAAAAGCAGGTACTGGTAAGACCACACTTGCTAAACTAATCGTAAACACAATCAAATGTGACTTTATGATTATCAATGCATCGGATGAAAACAATGTGGATACCGTAAGAACAAAAGTTAAGAACTTCGCATCATCGGTTGGATTTGCAGGTTTCAAAGTAATCATCTTAGATGAGTTTGATTATATGACACCGGGAGCACAAGCGATTTTGAGAAACTTAATGGAAACATTCTCTAAGCATTGTCGTTTTATCTTAACCTGTAATTACATTGAGAAAATCATTGACCCTATTCAAAGTAGATGTCAGTCTTTCGCAATCACACCTCCGACTAAAAAGGATGTAGCAGTTCAGGTAGCAAAGATATTAGATGCTGAAAAGATTAAGTATGAACCAAAGAATATGGCTGATGTGATTAATTCATATTATCCAGACATTAGAAGGATACTTAACACTTGTCAATTACAATCTGCAAAAGGTGAATTGAAAGTAGACCATAGAGTAATGGTTGAAGCAAACTTTGCAACCAAACTTATTGAATTGTTAAAGGAATCCGATGACAAACGAAATATGTTTATGAAAATTAGACAGGCAGTAGCAGATAATAGATTAAACGATTATTCGGAAATGTATACAATGTTATACGACAAAGTAGATGAATACGCAACCGGAAATGTAGCAAATGTGATTTTGACAATTGCAGATGGTCTTTCAAAGGACGCATTGGTGGTAGATAAAGAAATCGTATTTATGTCTACAATTATACAAATATTAAACATAATAAAATAATGGAACAACAAATGAACCAATTACCGCCGAATTTCAATTTAAATGACGCGAGAGATATGGATTGTGATTGTGGTGGAAAAATATTCCTACCAGGTTATAGATTCAAAAAAATTAGTAGATTATTAACAGGTGCACCAAAAGATTCGGTTATGCCAATTGAATTGTATGTATGTGCAACTTGTGGTAAACCTTTAAATGAATTACTTCCACAAGAACTACAAGAAACAAAAATCATAGAATAATGGCACAAAAGTTATTTGACCATATTAATGCAATAACTACTATTCAAGACCCAAAGTATTTTGATAAACTTAGTGATGAGGATTTAAAAACTTGGAGTAATTTTATGATTAATAGATTTTTATCAATGAAGCCTGAATGGGTTGAATTGATTGCATCTATATTACCCTTAACTCAAACCCTTTCTCCAAAAGAAATGTATAGTTTGTATATTAATGTTATTCCAAAAGGTAAATACTTTTTGAAATATATTAAAGGAAAATCCGAAGATAAATACGAACAATTCATAGTAGACCTTTTAAAGAAAGAATACGATTGTTCAGAAAATCAAGCAATTGACTATTTGGAAGTTCTTTATGCAAGTAGAGAAGGTAGAGAATATTTGAAATATGTTAGTGAGAAATATGGTATAGATAAAAAGCAAATAACTAAACTAAAACTTAAGATATAATTTGGTAAATCCAATTATTTGTCTTATATTACAGTTATTATGGCAAGAGTATCATTTTCACAATATAGCATGTGGCATAACTGTCCACAACAATACAAATTAGCATACATAGATAAGTTGGGGGAAAACTCCTCTAACATACATTCAATCTTTGGAACTGCAATGCACGAAACACTTCAAAACTATTTGGAGAAATGTTTAAGAATATCAAAGTCACAAGCTGACAAAATGATTGACTTACAAGAGTATCTAAAAGAAAGAATGAGAGATGCATATCTTAAAGAAACGGAAGGGGAAATAGGAAATACAACAATATGCACCAAAGAAGAAATGGTAGAATTTTTAGAAGATGGAAACGTCTTATTAGATTGGTTTCAAAAACCCAAAAACTTTAACAAATTCTTTTCGTTAAAACACGATGAGTTGGTAGCAATTGAACAACCTATAAACACAAAAATTTCTGAGAATGTAAACTTTATGGGTTTCATAGATTTGATTATCAGAGATACATTTACAGGCAGATACAGAATTATTGACTTTAAAACTTCTACAAGAGGTTGGAGTAAGTATCAAAAATCAGACCCAGTTAAAAGTGCACAAATCTTATTATACAAAAAGTTCTACGCCGAATTACTAAGTATTTCCGAAGATGTGATTGATGTTGAGTTTATCATTTTGAAAAGAAAGGTAGAAGTAAGAGAGGATATTCCAACACATAGAATTAGTAAACATATTCCTGCAAATGGTAAGGTTTCGGTGAATAAGGCCTGGAAAGGTTTTACGGACTTTGTAGAGAGTGTATTTGACAAAGATGGTAATTATAGGATTGATATAGAGTATCCAAAGAATGCAACTAAATTGTGTGAATGGTGTGAGTTTCATCAGAGGGGCATATGTGATAGAGGATTAAAAAATTTAAATTAAACAATATATATTTTAAAAGTTATGGCAAAAAAGAAGATTCTGTTATTATCAGATGATTTAAGAATGGCAAGTGGTATTGCCAACGTCTCCAAGCAATTAGTATTAGGAACAGTTGATAAATACGATTGGGTACAATTAGGTGCAGCAATCAAACACCCAGAAGCGGGTAAAGTTTTAGATTTAAACGATAGTGTTAGAGAACAAACGGGTGTAGAAGATGCATCAGTTAAAATATATCCATTTGATGGGTATGGTAATCCCGATGTAATCCGTCAATTAATAATGGCAGAACAACCTGATGCAATATTACACTTTACCGATCCTAGATATTGGATTTGGTTATACGATATTGAACATGAAATCCGTCAATCAGTACCCCTTTTCTTTTACCACATTTGGGATGATTTACCAGACCCAAAATACAACAGAGATTATTACGAAAGTTGTGATTGGATTGGGTGTATTTCAAAACAAACTTATGGTATTACTAAAAGAGTTTGGAGTTGGGATAAAGAAAAACATTGGACTAAACCAGAAGACTGGCAAGTTAGTTATGTACCACATGGTATCAATTCCGACTTATATAAACCAGTAGAAGTTCCAAAAGATTTTAAACAAAGTATATTTGGAGATAAAGAATATGAATTTGTTTTATATTGGAATAATAGAAACATTCGTAGAAAACAACCAGTTGATGTAATACTTGCGTTTGACAAATTTGTTGAAGCATTAAGACCCGAAGAAAGAAGTAAAGTGTGTTTATTAATGCATACTAATCCTGTTGAAGAACATGGTACTGACTTACATACTACTATAAGTCATTGTTGTTCTCCTGAAACAAATGTAATATTTGCACCAAACAGATATACTGAAACGGAATTGAATTATCTTTACAATATAGGTGATGTAACAATTAATGTAGCATCCAACGAAGGATTTGGATTAGCAACTGCAGAATCAGTAATGGCAGGAACTCCAATCATAGTAACGGTCACAGGTGGTTTACAAGACCAATGTGGATTTAGAGAAAATGGTACAGGTAAATTATTAACAGCCGAAGATTATGTTGAAATTGGTTCTTTACATGATAGACATAAAAAAGCAGGTGTAGTTTGGGGAGACTGGGTTAAACCAATGTGGCCAGTTAGGTCAACAACAGGTTCAGTACCTACTCCATATATTTTTGATGATAGAATTGATTTTGAAGATATTACTCCTCTGATTATGGATTTTTATAAGATGGGAAAAGAAGAAAGAACAAAAGCCGCATTGAAAGGTAGAAAACATTATTTAGGAGAAGGTAAATTAAGTAAAGAAGCAATGTGTGATGCATTGGTAGAAGGTATGGAAGGTGCATTTGCAAATTGGAAACCAAAACAAAAATTTAAATTAATAGAGTTATAGTATGAAACCAACATTAGTATTTCAGGCACCAGTATCAACCCGTTCAGGTTATGGTGACCATAGTAGAGATTTATTACAATCCTTATATAAGTTAGATAAATTTGAAATTAAAATAATTAGTACTCGTTGGGGTTCAACTCCAATGGATGCACTTAATTATGAAAACTCATTTCATAAGTGGATAGTAGATAGTATTATTCCAAAAATTGAACAAAAACCAGACATCTATATTCAAATTACTGTCCCAAATGAATTTCAACCATACGGACATTATAATATTGGAATAACGGCAGCAATTGAAACTACTGCATGTCCTATGAATTGGATTGAAGGTTGCAATAGAATGAATTTAATTATAGTACCATCTGAACATTCAAAAAAGAGTTTAGTTGATACAATTTATAACGAACAGGATAAAAACTCCGGCCAATTAATTAGACAAATAAGAATTGAAAAACCTGTTGAAATTCTTTTTGAAGGATTTGATGAATTGGATTTTGCAACTGACCATGTTGCACACATTACCGAATTAGACACAATCAAAGAAGACTTTGCATTTCTATTTGTAGGACATTGGTTAAGAGGTGATTTGGGTGAGGATAGAAAGAATGTAGGGATGATGATTAAAACATTTGCAATGGCATTCAAAAACGAAAAAGTTAAACCAGCATTAATTCTTAAAACAAGTTCAGCAGGATTTAGTATTAGAGATAGAGAGGCAATGGTTAAAAAAATCAGAGAATGTTTAGGAAGTGATTATGGTAAAGTTCCTGTGTATTTATTACATGGTGATTTAACTCAATCGGAAATGAATGGATTGTATGAACATCCAAAAGTAAAAGCAATGTTAAACTTTACAAAGGGTGAAGGATTCGGTAGACCTCTATTAGAATTTAGTTTAACAGGTAAACCAATCTTAGTAAGTAATTGGAGTGGCCACTTAGACTTTTTAAAGAGTGGTGCAATATTATTGGAAGGTGAATTGAAAGAAGTACATGAATCGGCAGCAGATGATTTTTTATTAAAAGAGTCAAAATGGTTTAATGTAAATATCTCAAAGGCATTGGTATCTATTAAAGATGTTTATAAAAATTATGACAAGTATAAAACAAATTCATATCAGTTAGGTAAACAAAATAAACAAAATTTTGGATTAGAAAAAATGACCAAACTGTTTGATACCATTTTAAATCAATATGGTATTTATACTAAAGTACAACCAAAGTTTCAACAATTACAATTACCAAAATTGAAAATGTTAAATAAATAGTGAGTAAATATAGTCCAATATATCGCAAGTACATAGATGATAAAAATATTGTAATGCCAAACCAAATGGTAAGGGCTAAGTTTTATCTAATAAAGGAATATGAATATGTTGATGGTACAAAAGGCAGATATACAGAAGCAACTGCACCTATTATATTCACATTATTCGTATCTAGAGCAAAGAACATTGTTCATGCAATAAAAGTAACAGACATTAGACCTGATTTAATAAAAAGATTTTTTGGTAAGTTTGTAAATGAGGAAACCGAATTATTAGAAGTAGAAGGTTCTTCAAAAAAACTATATCAATCAATCGTTAAAAAAGTTCCAATTATAAATGATAATGCATATAGAACATATAAGTTAGATGGATTTGGAAGAATATTAGAATTGGATATGGATGTTAATGAATTGACACCAAAGAGAATGAATGTAGAAGGGATAGACCCAAAATCACAAATAAAAAATAAATAGTTATGAATAGTAAAGAATTTGTTCTTTGGTTAAAAGGATTTGTAGAAGGTGTACATGATTTTAACATTACTCCAAAACAATGGGATTACTTAAAAGAAAAATTAGCAGAAGTGGATGACAATACAATCCCTATGGGTGGAGTAATTGTAGACCATAATACATTTAAAACTGTTTATCCAAATTGGACAGGAATTAATCCATACGGAACAAGAGGACCTGAAACACCGACGGGAACAACAA